GTGGTTCAGGAACAGTACAGCTAAGTTTAAAGTTTCAGGTGTCATTAGGGATTTCTTGGTTACTGGTAACCTAGAGAACGCAAAGAACAGAGTTGCATGGTCAGGTATTAACGACATTTCAACTTGGGAAGCTGGTGTTAGTTCATCAGATACTCAAGACTTGCCAGGCTCAGGTGGTCAAATCGTTGGAATTACGTCAGGTGAAGTTGGGTACGTCTTTAGACAAGACCAAATAATTCGTATGGACTTTGTTGGAGGAGCAACAATATTTAGATTTTCAGTTATATCTCCAAACAGAGGTGCAGTTTATGGACAAACTATATGTCAAGATAATAGACAAATTTTCTTTTACGCATCAGATGGATTTTTTCAAATCAATGGTGACCAAGTATTGCCGATAGGAGCTGAGAAAGTAAATAGATTTTTTGATAGTGATTTAAACAAAGCATATACAGATAGGATTTCTGCTGCTGTTGATCCATTTAATACTTTAGCAATTTGGTTATATCCAAGTAAAGATAATCCAAACACTACTGGTATATGTGATAAATTATTAATTTATAATTATGTTACACAAAAGTGGTCAATTGCTAAAGTTAAAGCATCACAAATATTTAAACAATTTATCGTAACAAATACAGTTGAACTTATGGATATTATAAGTTCTGATCTTGATGAAATTAATATTTCATTAGACTCTGCATTTTGGACAACTGGACATTTATATTTAGGTGCTATTGATGAAAATTTTAAAGCAGCAATATTTTCTGGAAAAAATTTAGAAGCTGAACTTGAAACAAAAGAAACAGAAATATTTCCTGGTGCAAGAGCAAATGTAACAAGTGTTAGACCAATTGTAGATGCTAGTTCAAATGTAGTAATTAAAACTAGAGATAAACTTGCAGATGCAGTTACAAGTTCTTCATCAAGCACAATTAATACTTCTGGTATTGCACCAGTTAGACAAAGTGGAAGATACTTTAGAGCAAATGTAAAAATTCCAGCAGAAAGTCTTTGGACTAATGCTCAAGGAATTGATTTAACAGCATCACCAGGTGGTAATAGATAATGAGTGATAAAATAAATATAGACAACGTAAGATATTCAATAGAAACTCAAGAGTTTTTTCAAAGACAAGTAGAGGAAGCATTGAATACTTTAATCAACAAAAATAATACTGAAAGCGATAAGGCTTTTAGTTGGTTTATGAATTAGGAGTAAAAAAAATATGAGCAGTAATATAAAAGATTATTCAACAACGCAGGCAAGCAACACATCTTTAAATACTATTGATGTAGATGAGGGTATGCTACCTAGTAATTTAAATAATGCTATTAGAGCATTAATGAAAAATACTAGAGATTGGTATAACGATAGTCAATGGGTACAGTATGGTGATGGTGATGGAGCAGCGACTGTTGCTTATGCTTCAGGTACAACTTTTACAATTGCTGGAGTTGATGTTACAACAATTTATACAGTTGGTCGTAGAATAAAAGTTATAGCTGCAACACCTGGAACTATTTATGGAACAATTACAGCAGTTGCATTTTCATCAAATACAACAGTAACAGTTGCATGGGATAGTGGTTCATTATCTTCTGAAACAATTGATGTTTATTTAGGTGCTTTAACTGCTGAGTCTGTACCCAAAACAATTAACGCAGATAGAATTAATACTGGTGTTGTATCAAATACAGAATTTAATTATTTAAATGGTGTAACAAGTGCTATTCAAACTCAATTAGATGCTAAACAAGCAACTATTACAGGATCAGCTACTACTATTGATACAGAAAGTTTAACTGCTAATAGAGCTGTTATATCTAATGGCTCTCAAAAAATTGCAGTATCAGATGTAACTTCAACTGAGCTTGCTTATCTTGATGGTGTAAGTTCAAATGTTCAAACTCAAATGAACACAAAAGCTACTACATCTTATGTTGATGACGCAGTTGCTGGACTTAGAACAAGAATTATTTGTAGAGCTGCAACAACAGCTAATATAGATTTAACTGCTGATTTACAAAATGGTGATACTTTAGATGGTGTAACTTTAGCAACAGGAAATAAAGTTTTAGTTAAAAATCAATCAACAGATTCTCAAAATGGAGTTTATATTGTAGTATCAAGTGGAACTGCTAGTAGAGATCCACAATTTAATACAGTTGCAGAATTAGCTGGTCAAATGGTTGTTGTTCAAGAGGGTACTGCTGGAGCTGATAAACTTTTCTTATGTACTTCTGATAATTCAGGATCAATTGGATCAGCTAGTATTACATTTACAATAATTACTCCACAAAATACTGGAGATGTTACTTTAACTGGAACACAAACTTTAACAAACAAAACTTTAACAAGTCCTAAAATAAATGAAGATGTAGCAGTAACTTCTACTGCAACAGAACTAAATTTATTAGATGGTAAATCAGCTACTAACTTAGCTTTAATAGGAAAAACTGAAGGAACAAATTTTACAAACTCTTTATTAATTGGACATACAACTACAGGAACTTTAAATGCAGCACAAAGAAATATTGGAATTGGTAAAACTGCTTTAGATGCTTTAACAAGTGGAGACGATAATATAGCTTTAGGTTATGGAGCTGGTTCTGGTGTTACTACTGGTACAGATAATATTGGAATTGGTAGTTATTCTATTTTTGCTGTTGCAGATGGAACTAATAATGTTGGTGTTGGTAGACAAGCAGCAACAAACACAACTTCTGGTGATGACAATACTGCTATAGGTTATAAATCTTCTTACTTTAATGCAACAGGAAGTGATAATACAGCATTAGGAAGTGAAGCATTAGAAGGAGCATCTGGTCAAAATAATAGTTCAAATACAGCAATAGGAGCAAAGGCTTTAACTGCTGTTACTACTGGTAATTCAAATATTGGATTAGGTAAAGATGCTGGAGATAATATTACATCTGGTTCTGGAAATGTAATTATTGGAAGTATTAATGCTGGATCAGCTACAGGAGATACACAACTAATAATTGCTGATGGTACAGATGGTTCAGTTAAATGGATTGACGGAGACAGTTCTGGAAATTTAACAACTACTGGGGATGTAACTTTAGCAAATGATAAAAAAGTAATTTTTGGAGATGCTGGAGAAAATATAGTAGGTGATGGAACTAATTTTACAGTAGCTTCATCTAACAATTTTACATTAGACGCTGGAAATGATGTGTTTTTAGATGCAGGTAATGGTAATATATATATTCAAGATGATGGTACGATCTATGGTCATATTTCAAAATCAGGTAGTACAGATTTTCAAATAAAAAGTTATGTATCAGATAAAGATTTTAAAATTTTAGGTAACGATGGTGGATCACAAATTACAGCATTAGCTTTTGATATGTCAGAAGCTGGTGCTGCTACATTTAATAGCACAGTTCAAGCAACTGGTTTTAATATTGGTGGTACTGCAATTACATCAACAGCAGCAGAATTAAATACAGTAGATGCGTTAAGTAGAGGTAGTCTTATTTATGGTAATAGTGGTGCTGCTACAGCAATTTTAACTAAAGGTTCAGCAAATCAAGTATTAACTTCTGATGGAACAGATATAGCTTGGCAAGATGCTGGTGGTGGTGGTATGGGTGCTTTACTACATACTTCAAATGTAACTTCAATGACTTCAAATATTGTTATTGATGGAATATTTAGCTCTGATTATTTAAATTATTTAGTAGTTGGTACTTTACATCCAGCAACCAACGACCAACAAATAGAATTAAGATATAGACAAGGTGGTTCAACAATTACTGATACAAGTTATCGTAGAGGTTGGAATGGAAATTATACATCTAATTCTTCTGGTCAAACAAGATATGATAGTGGAACTTATGGTGATGATGGAATTACTATAATGAATAATATTAGTTCTACAGAAAATACTGGTGGTGGTAATTTTCATTTATATCTTTATGAACCTTTATCAACTGACAATTTTAAAAATGTTACTTGGCATGCAATTAGTGAAAGTCCAAACAGTTCAAAAATATTAATGAACTTATCTGGTACTGGATTGTTTTATGGAAATACAACAGCTTTATCTGGATTAGATTTTTTTATGGCAAGTGGAAATATAAAAGGCAATATTAAAGTTTACGGATTACTTTAAAATAGGAGAATAAAAATATGACAAAAATAAATTATAATGGTGTTGAAAGAGATATGACTGTTGCTGAAGAAGCACAGAAAACAACAGACACTAATAATTGGAATGCTAATAAAGTAAATATAAAATTAACTGATTTACGAATTGTTAGAAATAATCTTTTAGCAGATACAGATCATTATGCTCTATCAGATGTAACTATGACTTCAGAAATGGAAACTTATAGACAAGCATTAAGAGATTTAACTAATGGTTTAGACACAGTTGAAAAAATAGCAAACGTAACTTTTCCAACTAAACCATAAAATTAAAATTAATTATGGCAAATACATATCGTTTTATAGGAAAAGCATTAGCAACTACTGCTGAAACAGCTTTACTTACAGCATCATCAACAGAAACATTGATAATAAAATCTATAAGAGTTACTAATAATACTGCTAACACACCTACATTATCTTTAGATGTTTTAGATAGTTCAGCATCAACAGAATTTACAATACTTAAAACACAATCTTTATCAGCAAACACAACAGTTGAATTATTAACATTACCTTTAGTTTTAGAAAACTCAGACAGTTTAAAAGCTACAGTTAGTGCAACTGATTCAATTCACTTTGGTATTACTTATTTAAATATTACATAATGAATTTAGTACATATACCATCATCTAATTTAGATGATGTTTGGAATTTAGTTAAAAAAGATATTAGCGAAGCTCTATCTTATTCAGGTAATCACACAGACGCAGATTTTGTTTATGATACTTGTAAAAAACAAGCTATGCAGTTATGGATAGTTTGGGATAGCACTAAAGAAACAGCTTTAGAAAAATACTATGGAGTTGTAGTTACAGAAATAGTTGAAAGAAAATTAAAAAAATCTTGCAACATATTTATAGTTACAGGCAGACATAGACAAAAGTGGCAACATCTTATTAAAGTATTAGAAGATTTTGCTTTAGATAATCAATGTTCTAATATGGAATTAATTGCTAGAAAAGGTTGGGAAAAAATTATGGAACAATTTAATTACAAAAGAACTCATGTAGTTCTTGAAAAAACAATAACAAACAAAAAGGAAAAATAATATGTCATTTGGAGGAGGATCATCTAGTGGAGGACAAGTTCAAAATACTACTGTCAATCCTTATGCACCAGCACAACCAGCATTAAATCAGATTATATCTGAAGCTGGTAATTTATATAATCAAGGAGTAGGAGCAGCAGGATATGTTGCACCAACTACTCAAACTACTCAAGGTATTGCACAACAAGAAGTTATGGCAGGAGCTGCTAATCAACAACTTGCAGACACTTT